TTCTGCTGTTGCAACTGCAGAGCAGATTAACAAGACTGAAACCTACCGTGACCCGGACAGCTTCGCTGATATTGTCCGTGGTATGCATCTGTATGGTCGCAAGATTCTTCGTCCTGAAGCAATCGCTACTGCGGCATACTGCTTGGCTTAAAGGGGGATTGAATTATGGCTCTTGGTGATAATACTACCTCTGTAGCACGGGGTGTTGGCGCACGTGGGCGTCAACCATACATGATTCAGGCAGACCTGAACTTTGCAACTGCAGCAAGCGACAAGGGTACAGCCCTCGCTGCTAACGATGTAATTCCGGGCCTGACTGTCCCAGCGAATACCCTCATTCTCGCTGCTGGCTTTGAAGTAACATCCGCACACACGGGTACTTCAACCGACACCGACTTTGACTTTGGTATCACTGGTGGTGACTTGGACAACTTTGTTGATGGCTTCGACTTTGACGGAGCATCAGTAGGTGACTACGCATTTAAGGCAGGTCAAACTCCTGTTCTTATCGGCGGCACCTCTGACACCATCGACATTGAAATCCAAGCCATGACAGGTACGACAACAGGCGGCGTAATCCGCATGTTTGCCGTCTGCATGAACGTGGATGACACGGGTGACATGACTGCTAATGAAGTAGACCGTGACACTCTTGCCTAAATAATATGGGGGGCGGCAGAAGTCGCCCTCCTAACTCTTTAAGGATTTCAGATGGCGTACACTTACCTTGACATCACGAATGAAGTATTGGCCCGTTTCAATGAAGTTTCATTGACGAGTTCTAACTTTACGACATCTCGTGGATTTCAGACGCAGTGTAAAAATGCTGTGAACGACGCTATTAACTACATTTTTCAACGAGAGTTTGGGTGGTCCTTTAGCCACGCATTGCAAACCGAAACTCTTGTAGCTGGCACCACACGTTATTCACTAGGTGCTACAGTATATAATGTGGACTATGAAACATTCCGCATAAGTAAAAATGATACTCTTGGCACTGCAGGTGTAAGCCTACGTGTCATGGAATATAAAGAATACGTAGATAAGTACATCGACCAAGAGACTACCTCTGATGTGGGAGGTGTTCCTATCTACATATTCAGAACACCGGATAATAACTACGGACTGTTTCCGTACCCCGACAAAGCATATGAATTAAAGTACGACGCATATATAAAGCCGACTGCTTTGTCTGCCGCTACGGATGCCCCAACAATTCCTGAACAGTTTCGTCAGGTTATTGTAGATGGTGCAACAGCTTATGGCTATCAGTATCGGGGCGAGGCACAGCAATATGGCATTAACTTTGCCCGATTTGAAGAAGGCATCAAGCATATGCAAAGTCTGTTTATTAACAGAGATTTTAGTTATGTGCGGTCAACATATCTTCCGCACTCACAAAGGTACGGCGTATCCATTTTCCCATCAGGAGCATAACACATGGCTGATGAAGCACAACTTAGCCCTTTTGTGTTTGCTTGTCAGGGTGGCCTAGTCCTCGACCAGTCTACGTTTGCCATGCAACCGGGGATGGCACTTGAACTGCAAAACTTTGAGCCAGACATTAGTGGTGGCTACAGACGCATTTCAGGATACGCTAAGTGGAATAGTAATATTGTTCCGCAGACAGCCGCATCTACAGAGCCTGTGCTTATGGTGGCACACTTTAACTCAAAGGTTATTGCGGCACGTGGAACAAAGATATACGAGGCTGGTACAACAGGCTCATGGTCAGAGATAGATACAGGTAGGACAAGTGCTGGACGCTATACATTCTTTAGGTACAATCTCGCAGGAACAGATTTTATCATATGGGCAGACGGTGCTAACCACGCTACTAAGTATGACGGCACAACCCTTACAGACATCAATGCATCTGGCGCACCAGCTAATCCAAAGTTTGTAACAGGATTTAAAGACCACCTGTTTTTTGCTGGCATGTCCAGCACACCACAGCAGCTTACGTTTACTGCACCATTTACTGACAACGATTTCCAAACCAGTAACGGCGCAGGTACAATTAAAGTAGACAGCAATATTACTGGACTGTTTCCGTTTCGTGATGCACTGTTTATCTTTTGTGAAGAACGTATCTTTAAACTAACGGGTAGTACACTTTCTGACTTTGCTGTACAGCCAGTAACACGAGAGATTGGGTGCCTTAACGGATTTACCATCCAAGAATTTGCAGGTGACATTGTATTTCTTGGGCCTGACGGTCTTCGTACAGTGGCTGGTACTGAAAGAATTGGTGACGTTGAACTTGGCACGATTAGTCGTCCTGTACAGAAACGGTTCCAAGAACTTACGGATGTAGATGAATTTACAAGTCTAGTTATACCAGACAAGACGCAGTATCGTATTTTCTTTAGTAATGCTGCCACGGCACGAGCATCAACAGAAGGTATCATTTGTGTGCGTCGTGGAGAAGGCTACGAGTTTGGCGACACACTTGGCATCAGAGCAAGTGCAACAGACTCAACGGTTGTAGCTGGCACTAGCTTTATCCTACACGGTGACTTTGACGGATACGTGTACAGGCAAGAGCAGGGCAACGACTTTGACGGCAACCAAATAGTTGGCAAGTATCGTTCACCTGACCTAACTATGGGTGATGCCGGTATACGCAAGAACTTTCAGCGTGTGATTATTAACTACGCACCTGAAGCTGCAGTGAACGCAGATTTGTTTCTCCGGTATGACTATGAAGCACCGGATGTTGCAAGACCAGCAGCATACCCGTTTGATACATCAACCGTTGTGGCCGTGTATGGTTCAGCTATATATAACACCTCAACGTATGGTGGTCAGACAAACCCATTGGTAAGACAGCCTGTAGAGGGTTCAGGTTTTGCGGTGGCACTACGAGTAAACGACAGAGGCACATCTGCCCCGTACTCACTAAAAGGTTTTCAGTTAGAATTTGACGCAGGAGCAAGAAGGTAATGGCAGGATATACTAGACAATCTTCGTATACTGACGGCGACGTTATTACCGCTGCCCACAGTAACGATGAATTTAATCAGGTACTAGCTGCATTTGTAAATACAACGGGCCACAAACACGATGGCACGGCTGCTGAAGGTCCAGTCATTGGATTGATTGGAGACCCCGGTGAAACGACACCGAAAAACAAAGTAGTTGTTGACAACCCAAATAATCAAATTGAAATTAGTATTGATGTATCTGGTACATCTACTGAGCAGTTTGTTTTTAAAGATGGCGTAATTGAGCCGACTACAGATAACGACATTGACCTTGGTTCTAGCAGCAAAGAGTTTAAAGACGCTTTCTTTGACGGCACAGTAACCACAGACGCTCTTGTAGCAGACACTGCTGACATCAACGGTGGTTCCGTGGACGGGGCTACACTGGGTACTAACAGTGCCATTACACAAGCTGTAATCGACAACATTAACATCAATGGCGCAACCATTGGTCATACAGATGACACTGACTTGATGACACTGGCAGATGGTATTGTGACCGTTGCTGGTGAGATATCTGTAACAACACTTGACATTGGTGGCACTAACGTCACTTCAACAGCAGCGGAACTAAACATCCTTGACGGCGTGACAGCTACTGCGTCAGAGTTGAACATTATGGATGGGGTGACAGCCACTACATCTGAACTCAACATCATGGACGGTGTTACTGCCACGACTGCAGAACTCAACCTGATGGATGGTGGTACATCTGCTGGCACAACGGCAGTGGCTGGTTCTGACGGTATTGTCACTAATGACGCCGGTACGATGCGCCAGACTACAGTAGATACATTTGATACATATCTTGCTGCCACAACTAAAACTCTCACAAACAAAACAATTGATGCTGATAACAACACGCTGTCTAACATTGAGGTGGACAACCTCAAGTCGGGTGTGCTTGACACAGACCTGTCCAGTGTTGCCGGTACAGATACGACGCTGGCATCTGCCAAAGCAATTAAAGCATACGTAGATGCACAGATACAGACAGAAGACACATTAGAAGAACTAAACGATACTAACATATCATCTCTTGCATCCGGCCACATTCTTATCTATGATGGCTCTGACAGTTTCGACAACAAAGCTATTTCCGGTGACATAACTCTTGCTTCAACAGGTGCAGTAACGATTGCCAATAACGCTGTCGAGACTGCAATGGTCAACGAAAATGTTGTCAGCGGTCAAACTGCAATCACCTCTGGCGATGTCAACATCACTAACGACACACTTCTTTTGCACGATGCAGACGCTAGTGCGCTAAAGAAAGTTACAGTCACTAACCTTATCTCTAGTGCCGGTGGCCTGACAGAAGTTGTAGCTGATACTAGCCCACAGCTTGGTGGCAACCTTGACATGAACGGTAACGATATTGTTACCACATCAAATGCAGACATAGACCTTGCGCCAAACGGAACTGGTAAAGTCGTCGTTAAAGGTAATGACAATCCGGGTACTATTGTATTCAACTGTGAAAGCAACAGCCACGGACAAACCGTTAAATCACAGCCGCACTCTGCATCCGTAACAAATGTGTTGACCCTCCCTGCTGGCGGTGACCAAGAGATTGTTGGCGCAGCAGCCACTCAAACTCTTACCAATAAAACGCTTACCAGCCCAAAGATAAACGAAAATGTGGCTGTAACTGCAACAGCGACAGAACTAAATATCCTTGATGGTGTTACCGCCACAACATCAGAAATAAACATTCTTGATGGCGTCACCTCGACTGCTTCTGAACTGAACATTCTCGACGGTGTAACATCCACTACAGCAGAACTGAACATTCTTGACGGCGTAACTTCTACAGCCTCAGAACTAAATATCCTTGATGGTGTTACTGCTACAACAGCAGAACTCAACTACAGCGACACTGGCTCTGCTGTAGGTACAGTAGTTGCAAGTAAAGTTGTAACGGTAGATGCCAACAAAGATGTATCTAGCTTCCGTAACATTACACTGACAGGTGAACTCGACGCAGGTTCACTGGATGTGTCTGGCGATGCCGACATTGATGGTACGCTGGAAGCAGATGCAATCACAGTTAACGGAACTGCATTGAATACAGTAATCGCTAACGAGGCCACAGCCCTTGCAATTGCACTTGGCTGATGAAATAAATGCTTGACAAAGCGTTATGAGTATGGTATAATTATACTACATTTGGAGAAATAAATGGCTAATACATTCAAAGTTGTATCGCATGACGTTATGCCAGCCTCAAGCGGTACTCCAGAAGACCTGTACACAACACCGGGTAGTACAACTACTGTTGTGTTGGGCATGGTCTTGGCTAATGTACACACCAGTCAGGTTACAGCTACAGTAAAGCTAGTTAGTGACACAACTGGTGGTGGACGTGCAGCAGCAAATACAACAACATTCCTGTTGAAAGATGCCCCCATTCCTGTTGGTGCATCTCTTGAAATCCTTGCCGGTAACAAAGTAGTGCTTGAAACTACAGACAAAATTCAGATTGACTGTTCCGTAGCGGATAAGGTCAGCGTAACTATGAGCATCATGGAGATAACCTAATGCCGTATCTGGGTCAGCAGACAGCCGATAACTTCCAGAGTACGACTGCAGTACAGCGTTTCAATGGTGATGGCAGCGATACCACATTCACCCTGACCACTGCAGTATCCTCTGTGCAAGATGTGCTTGTGTCCGTGGACGGCGTTGTCCAAGACACTGCAGCGTACACCATTCCTGATGGCACGACCCTGACATTCACTGCTGCTCCATCTAGTGGCACTGGCAATATCTTCGTAAACTACCTTGCTCCACAGGGTGCAACAATCACACCTGCTGCTGAGAACAAGGGCAACTTCAAGGGTGGTGGCCTGTTCCGTACCAACGCACAGTCACTTACGGCAGACACAACCATCCTTGCAACTGAAAACGCAAACGTGACTGGGCCGCTCACTGTAGCCAGTGGCGTGACCCTGACCGTTGAAAGCGGCGGGACATTGGTGACGCTATGAGTACGTTGAAGGCAGATACTATACAAAGTACCAGCGGCGGTGCAGCTACGCTGACGAAGCAACAAGCGGCAAAAGCGTGGATTAATTTAAATGGAACAGGCACTATTGCGGCTCGTGACAGCTTCAATCTATCCAGTTTAACAGATAATGGAACCGGTTTGTACACCAAGAGTTTTACATCTTCTTTTGGAAATGCCAATTACACAACCTGCTGTTCAGGGGGCAATACGGATACTGCATTGATAAATGTTTCACAGCCACAGGCTGCTACTGCACCTACAACATCTAGTATTAAATTTTGTGTTACATATGTAAATGGTACAAATTATGATGTGCCGTTTGTAGGTTCATCAGAGTTTGGAGACCTCGCATGAGTGAAGTAAAGACAAACAAAATCAGCAGCGTCTCCACCAACGGTGACATCACCCTCGACCCGGATGGCACGGGCGATGTTGTAGTTGCGTCGGGTCATAAGCTAGGAATAGGCACTACGTCTCCTGCCTTGCCTCTTGAAGTGAACGGCTCAACTAACGTGGCGGTCTTCCGGTCAGACGCATCTAACTCAATCATCCAGCTTGCCAACAGCACAGGCACAGGCGGTGACAATGGTACGCTTGTAGGGTCTGTGGGCGACGATTTGTATTTCAGGGCAGGTGATGCTGAACGTATGCGCATCGACGCATCAGGCCGTGTTACAATGCCTAACCAGCCAGCGTTTTCGGTAAAGCCAGCAAGCAATCAAACCAACCTAACTGCGGATGCCAATGTCACTGTTGTGATGGATAGTGAGATATATGATGTGGGGGCTAATTTTGCATCTAATACATTCACTGCACCTGTAACTGGCAAATATATTTTGAGTTTTATTTTGTATGGTTCTCAGCTTGCTGGTGATGTCTCATATATGGAAACTGCCATAGAAACATCAAATCGCACTTACGTTAACATACAAGAGCCAAGTGGTAGTGAAAGTGTCTATGCGGGTACAACAGTAACTGCCGTTGCAGATATGGACGCCAATGATACTGCTAACTGTAGGGTTACCGTAGGCGGTTCATCGTCAACATTCGACATTGCCAATGTGTCCATATTTTCTGGCGCACTGATTTGCTAAACGGGCGAAACATCCCTGTCATAAAGGAGACATAAAATGGCAAACCATACAAAAACACTGACTATCACAGACTTGCAGCAAAAAATCCTGTCTAACGATTTGTATAATGATACGGATAATGCTGGTATTGACGCTTGGATTGATGCTGCACTAACCGGCAAAATTAACAACTGCTGGAAGCGTATGCAGCAGGAGTGGACAACAAAGCTGATGAATGATGAAAGCTTTACTGACCCCATTCCATCCAACCAAGCTGACTTTGTTGCTCTCGTAGTAGCACGAAGCGATTATCAAAATCGTAAACAAAGGGATGACGTTTAATGACTGTCAGCTTCGGTACACTCAAAGCAGATACCCTGACGCACTCGACTGCGGGTTCGCTGGCTACGAATTTTGTTGTGAATGGCAGTGCAAAATCGTGGGTCAATTTTGATGGCACAGCTTCTGGTGCGGCAGCCCGTGATTCATTTAATGTTGCGTCTATGACGGATGATGGAACGGGTCAATACACCGTTACCTTTTCTAGTGTTATGGCAAACGCTAATTATGCACACAATGTGACTGTTCGTCTGACAACAGGCACTGGTGCTGCTTTTGGGTCTATTGGAGATTTCGGATATGTTACCAATGAAATGGGCGTTTATGTGTTTCTTACAAATAACAATCTAACAGATGCGGCGCACGTCGCAGCGTCACTTCAAGGAGAACTTGCATGACAGTGACCCCAGAGTTTCAAGGCACACATCTATGGGATAGGCTCTGTTGGGCCAAAGAGAACCTTGATGGTGTGCAGTCAGACTACCGGGTTGTCTATGAAGACAGCATTGATGAATGTGCAAAGATACTGGTTCCTGACCCTAACTGGATGGCGTGTGCGCTACAGGGTGGTATCCTGCCACCTGTCGAAGTTTATTGGGAACTAGCAAAGGACGAGGCTAAAGAGGGCTTTACCAAGCACACTCGTGGCTACCTGTTGCACAACACCAAGCCTGTTGATGCGATGACAGAAGAACAAGCGATTGAGTATCTGATTATGAAAGACGTACCACAGTCCGTATGGCGGGTGTGGAACGAGGGCAACAAACCGAAGATGGTTATCTGCCACAAGGAACAGCTTCCCGGCACACGAGAGTGGCGCAATGCTTGGAAGATTACTGAAGAACTTGGCGTCACAGATTTAGCAGCCTAGAAGGAGAAACCTAATGGCAACAACATACATCGTAGATAAGGACGGGAATCAGATTGATGCCGCATCGGCTACCGTTCCTTCTGACCGTCACTTTCGTGGTGCATGGTCATTAAGTGGCAATGTCATCTCTGAAGACATGACAAAGGCCAAAGAAATCTTCAAGGACAAAATCCGTGAAGTACGTGGTCCGCTTCTTGAAGCACAAGACGTGGCATACATGAAGGCACTTGAGGCTGACGACGCGGATGCAAAGGCGGCGGCTGTCACCGCAAAAACCAATCTGCGTAATGCACCGGCAGCTTCAGCCATCACTGATGCTTCTGATATTGCGGCACTCAAGGCGGCTTGGGATACGTCTGTGCTTGGCGACTCGCCCTACGCATAAGGATAACTAGCATGGCTCTGACAAAAGTAAGAGGTTCCGGTGTTGACTTTGACGGTCAAGAAATCGTTCTTGATGCTGACGCTGATACCACTATTACGGCGGACACTGATGACCGGATTGATTTCAAAACCGGAGGCACCGATAGAGTTCATGTTTCTAGCACTGGTGTTGCAGGACTAGGTATCGGCACAACTGACCCAGACCCCACAAGCGACGGCACGGCTGCTAGAGCATTTCTTGCGGTTCAAGGAACTCTGAATCGTGGATGCCTTGCTATTGGAACGACTAGCAATTCTGGCGGTGATGTTGCAGCTTTGCGTTTTAATAACGGCTCCAATGTTGTTGCGTCTATTGGCTGTGATACTGATAGCGGCTCAACCAGTGCCGGTATTATGAACTTTTTCACCAATCAAACTCAAAGATACAAAATAGACAGCGGCGGCAATCATATGTTTAACAAAACCGCTGTTGGTGACTCAACGGCGGGTATGGATATTCGCTCAGATGGCCGGACGACAATCTGTAGAAATACCGGACAGCCACTAAATGTAAGCAGAGTTAATGATGACGGCACAATGATACAATTCATTGCGCAAGGCACGGAAGAAGGTCAAATTGTTGTTTCTGGCACAACCGTATCTTACAACGGTGGCCACCTGTCTCGCTGGTCACAGCTTACAGACGGCACAAAAGATACCAGCATCGTCAAAGGCACAGTTATGACAAACCTTGACCAGATGGCTGTGTGGTCATATGACGAGGGCGTCTACACTATAGATGATGTGCTGCCTGATGGCGTCTCTGTTGGGGACGTTAGACCTGCTTATACAGAAGACAACGAACAGTTGAACTGTATGGCTGTGTCGTCTGTTGAGGGTGACGCAAACGTGGCTGGCGTGTTCGTCAACTGGGATAATGATGACGACAACTTCAATGACATGAACGTCGCAATGACCGGCGATATGGTCATTCGCATTGCTCAAGGCACAACAGTAGCACGAGGCGATTTGCTGATGTCAGCCGGTGACGGCACTGCCAAGCCGCAGGGCGATGACATTGTTCGCAGCAAGACGATTGCGAAGGTCACATCGACCACAAAGTCACACACATATGATGATGGCTCATACCTTGTGCCATGCGTTTTGATGGCTTGCTAGGAGAAACGAATGCCATACATAGGTAAATCCCCATCAAACGGTGTACGTAACCGCTACCAGTATCAGGCTACTGCAGGTCAGACATCGTTCAGTGGCAGTGATGCAAGCAGTTCTGTCCTGAACTATTCAGACAGCCTGTATATGGACGTGTACCAGAACGGTGTGCTTCTCGTACCCGGCACTGACTACACTGCTACGACAGGCACAACGGTTGTGCTGGTAACTGGGGCCAGCTTGAATGATACAGTTGAGATGGTCGTGTATGATGTGTTCTCTGTGAACAACAGCTACACAAAGACGGAAAGCGACACACGCTACCCGTTCAAGGGCAACAACAGCATCATCCGCTTGAACGGTCAGACCATCAGCGCAGACATCACGATTGACAGCGACGAGAACGGCGTGTCAGCAGGACCGATTACGCAGAGTGCCACCGTCACTGTCAACGGATATTGGAGCATCGTATGACCAGCGTATTGAATGTAGACACGATTGCTGACAAGGCTGGTACGGGGCCGGTTGCGCTGACGAAGCAGCAAGCTGCTAAAGTTCTTTCACGACTTGATACTTACACACCCGGCAATTCACCGTCGTTTAATGTATCTAGTTCTACAGATAACGGTGCTGGCGACATGACAATCACCTTTACTAATTCCTTCAGTGGAACTAACGAGCAGTTTCCGGCAGGATTTAACGGTGCTTCTAACTTTGTCTGTAATCAAGTAAGTAGGGCGACAGTGGCAACCACTGCATTTCCTAGCGGCAGTATTCGTGTAGAGTTAAGAAGTGATGCTGGGTCTGCGTTAGATAGTTATCACGGCAGTATTACAATTCACGGAGACCTCGCATAATGGCAAGCATACTCAAAGTCGATACAATCACAGGGGTAGCCACGGCTGGGTCTATTGCGATTACCGGCGAGGGCAACTCGACCACAACGAATTTGCAGCAGGGGCTGGCTAAAGTTTGGACATCTTTTGAGATGCAGGGAACAGCAGCAACCTTTGACAGCTTTGCTCACAGCAGTTTGACAGACAATGGCACTGGTGATGTCACGCTTACAAGCAGTGCTGTAATGGCGAATGCTTTATACGCAAACATCGGTATGGCTGGTCTTGATGGAAACAGCCTAGACTCAATTTCTCAGTGTTACGGCCAGACTGTCCCTACAACTACAGCGGCAAGGTACGTTATTGCTTACGCCAATACGTCATTGAGTGACACTAAAAACTCAGGCGTTGCAAGACTGGGAGACCTCGCATAATGGCTAGTGAACTGAGAGTAAACACCCTGAAGGATGCCAGCGGGAACAACAGCATTGCCACCAGCTTTGTTGCAGGGGGCAGTGCAAAGCACTGGATAGTGTACAACGTCAGTCAAAGTGTTACAGATAGTTTGAACAATTCAAGTATTACCGACGTTGGACCCGGCAATCATCGGTTTAATTTTACTAGTAATTTTTCTACAGCAGCAGGATATACCGCTGGCGGTGTCATGGCTCATTCCGGTGACAACGACGAATATACCTACACCATTCAGCCCAAAAGTTCTCCTGATATTGCAACATCTAGTTTAGAAGTTGTTACTCTATACGTTAATAATGCTGCTGAAGGTATTCAGGATTATACGTATAACTGTTCATCATCTCACGGAGACCTCGCATGAGTAAGGCAGCAGAACTCGCCGCACTGATTGGTTCGCAGTCGGCGTTGTCAGACAGGAACCTTGTCATCAATGGTGCGTTCCAAGTGGCGCAAAGGGCTACGTCTGTGACTGGCGTAACAGGAGATGGGTATCAGGCTGTTGACCGTTGGCAAAATCAATCTGGTTCTTTAGGAACTTTTACAATGTCTCAATCCACCACGGCTCCTGATGGATTTGGATTTTCACATAAGTATGACTGCACAACCGCAGACGCTTCTCCTGCTGGTGGCGACTTTTTAATTTTTCAACATCGTATTGAGGCACAAAACTTACAGCATCTTCAGTATGGAACCTCTGAGGCAAAGAGCATTACGCTTTCTTTTTATGTGCGTTCAAACAAAACTGGAACTTACATTGCAGAGTTAAGTCACGGCGATGCTACTTCTTTTAACCAGCAGTCATACACCATCAATAGTGCAAACACTTGGGAAAAGAAGACGCTGACGTATGTAGGACAAACATCTGATGCCATTAACAATGACACCGGAATCGGAATGTTCATCCATTTTTGGTTGGGTTCTGGAAGCACTTATAGTAGCGGCACACTTAACCCGAATGTGTGGGCCAACACAACGGCAGCAAACCGTGCTGCTGGGCAAGTTAACCTCGCAGACAGCACCAGCAACGAGTGGTACATCACAGGCATCCAGCTTGAACTTGGCGAACAGGCCACGCCGTTTGAGCATCGTTCATTTGGCGATGAGTTGGCTAGGTGTCAGAGGTATCTTGAGACCATACACAGATTGCGTGGAGGTGTTGATGGTGCTGGCAGTACGCAACGTGCTGGAACAGTGTTCCAAACCACAAAAAGAGGCACTCCCACAATTACTGGAACAATTTACGATTCTGTCTCAGACGTAAACGCAAATGGGTTTTCCATTCAGCGTTCAGGAAATCCAGCAGATATGAGTGCTGGTGCTTTAGCAGATGCGGAACTTTAAAAAATGAACATACAATCAGCACAATATGTAAATGATGAAAACGGTCAACAGTCAAACATGTTGAAGTGTGTCATTGACGAGATGAATATGTGGGTTCCTATGGTGGCTGGCAACCGCCACTACGACGAAATCCAGCGGCAGGTCGCAGCCGGTGACTTGACAATCTCTGACGCCGACTGATGAAGTTGGCGATGGAACCCGTACTCAAAACCCAGATGGAACTTGAGGCACACGAAAAGGAGTGCGCCATCCGGTATGCCAATGTGCAAGAGAAGCTAGAGGGCTTGGAC